GTCTTTATCAATAGATACGATTATTCTTTCGTCGTTTATATCGGGACGCTCGGTAGCTAGGATTGCTAGTACATCGTCAGCCTCAAGGTTAGGATACATTTCTAAACCGTAAGCTTCACCGAGCCATTCCCGTATAGGAACTAGACCGATAGGTGCGAACTTGGATATACGATTAGCTTTGTAATCAGGGAACAGTTTACGACGGAAGTTATTACGATCGCTGATAGCGAGTATAAAATCGTCAGCCTTGGTCTTATTGATGAAGTAATCTAATCGTTCTTGTATCCATTGTTTAGCTACCATAAGGTCGCTTTGAACTGACCATAATTCTTCAGCCCATTGGAAGTTTGTTTGTGCGATAAACGCAGATTGATAGGCGAGTACATCGCCGTCTATAAGTAATGTCGTTTTCATTTATAATATATGCTCCAATTATGTTGGTACTTTTTGTATTTGGATGTGCTTGGGTTGTCAGGATATAGCTTGATTGTAATTCCCGTAAGTACATCCCTTGGTATCATCCACCATTCTTTTAACGGCGCTATGTACGCAGCTACTATATCTACATCCTTAGACATAGCTTCTTTAGTCGTCGTACCACAACCGGTGTTAACTCGATAAAAGCCGCTCTCTTTATTCGATGTACTTTTGACCTGTACCTTTAGATCACCAGCGGGGCAATGAACGATGTAGTCCCACGGCATTGGCGTCGTTGGGGTATGCGGTTCAAAGTCCCGCTCTAAACATTCAGCTATAAACCGAGCTTCAGCGATCGCTCCTATGCGTTGTGAATTTGAGCTTGGCATGATGGTATTTTGGTACTGTCCTCGCCAATCCCACGGTACGGAAAGGTCTTGGGTATCATATAATTGTGCAACTGTAGTGTAGCTGTCATATTGTATCTCGTCCATGTTAATGTGTCTCCGCCCAATTATCTCCGATCTTAAACTCGCCATCTAACGGACAACGCATACCAAGATCCTCACCCGCTTTACGGATAGCAAGGACGGCGAGTTGACCGAAACGCTCGGCACGATCAGGTACAACTTCCGTTTGGAACTCGTCATGGATGTTTGCTACAAAAGCATAGTCCTTGTTCTTTACCCATCCGTCATTGCGTAGATGCCTGTCTAACAGAATCAAAGCTTTCTTCATCACGACAGCTCCAGCCGATTGCAACAAAGCATTCAACGCTTTATGCTCCGATCTAATATGTAAAGAACGACCGTCTAAACCTGGTAGCAAACCGTACTTGATAGCGTGTGCATCTACCTGTTCTTTGAAACGAGCTAAAGCTGGTAATGATTGCAGGAATCTTTTCTGTAGGATCTTACCATCTCGTGCTGTACCTCCAACTATATCACCGATGAGAGCGGGGCCAGCACCATAAAGAAATGCGTAGATAAACGTCTTAGCTTGATTACGTGTTTCCAATCCCGCTTTCTGCTGGTTGTGTGAATGGATGTCTCCTTCCAACAATACCCTAGCGTACTCACCACCATCGAATTTAGCTAAGTAGTGAGCGAGCATTCGTAACTCAAGTCCACTAGCGTCGCATCCAACGAGTTTATAACCGCTCCCTGCTTTGAATAGTTCACGACATTCCTTACCGTATGGTGCGCTTACAGCGGGGACTTGAGCGACATTAGGACACGAGTGTGTGCATCGTCCTGTGACCGTTCCACCTGTGTTAACACGACCGTGTATGCGTCCGTTTATTACGGAGTTCAACCACGAGTTATCACCGTCAATCAACATACCTAAACGCTTGGTCACCATGAGGTACTCGTTTAGTTTCTGAGCCGAAGGATGTTCAATACTTTTAAGTACGGACTCATCAATCTTTGGCTTACCGTTTGGTGTGAATAACTTCGGTTCCCAACCTAGTTCCTTTAACCGGTCAGCTATCTGATCTCTACTACCAGGATTGAACGGGATCTCTCTCGACTTTGGATCAAGCTTGATTGCTTGTTTAGCCAACGCCAACTTCATCTTCCGCTTGCGTAGCTCGTCAGTAATCCCGCCTTTAGTCTCCGCTATGATCTCGTCCCCATCGACCTCAAGCTTCCATCCCTTTGGAGTCTTCATCTCCTCGACTACAGGTGGAAACATCTTTTGTAGATCGTCAGTCAACTCAGCTCGCTTGGTTGTTAACTCGCGTGTTAACTCCTCCGCTTTAGCCTCGTCAAAAGCGAAGCCTCGGAACTCCTGATCACGCATCAATCTAGCGAACTCATTCTCTAAGTCTACCATCTTTCGATCAGGCATGAACTCTCTAAGTTTTTGTGCGAGCCTACCTGTCAGTACAGTATCTGCTTCACAATAGATTTTCATGTCGTCGTTGTACGAATCAAACGCGCCTTCTTGCTGACCATAGTCGAGCTTTGGAAAGTTCAAGCGTTCGCCCCAAGCTTTTAAGCTGTGTGACCCGATCAGTTCTTCAGGGAAGTTATCCCTCGCACGATCTTCGGAAGCTAAATCAGGAGCAAGAACGCGAGATAAAACTAATGTATCTACGATCTGTCCTTTCGGATGGAACTCCCTTGGGTATAGTTTTTTCAACGCTGGTATATCGAAGTTGATAATGTTGTGACCGACGATTACAGCCGCATCATTCAACTCGTTAATACCGCGTATCAAACTTTCCCCGTGGTAAGTTATGATCTTATCGCTTTCCAACTGATAGATAGACAAGCAATGAATCTGCTTTAGATCCGATAGTAAAGCGAAGTCTTCGATCCCGTTTGTCTCGATGTCGAAATATAATTTTATTGGCTTCATCATCGTTTAAAAAGGATTCGCATCCATCGTTTGATTGTTATGATTGATAGGTCTAAAACCCGTAGTATTCGTTTCATTTAACCTCCCTGTGTTTTTGTCGAAGTACAATGTACCAGCCTCGCCTGTGTCTCCACTAAAGCGATTCTTTAATACACGTAACTTCGTTTGATTAGCTTCTTGTTCTGATTGTTGATTACGCTCCAAGCCTATCACCATGTCCGACAACTGTGGAATCGCATGAGATCCCCGCAGATGCGAGAGTGATGTGGCGTGGCCTTCTTCGTGTCCACCACCTGGTGGTCTTTTTAGATGACTAACTAATACCATTCCGCATTGAGTCTCCTCAACAAGCGACCGTAGTCTCGTCATAGTATTGTCAATCAATCGTCGTTCATCATCGCCGTCAAAACCGCTGACAACAATCGAGAGGTGATCAAGGAATATCCATTTGCAGTTCAGTCCTTTGCATAGGTATCTGATGCGATTTAATAGATTGTCCGAGTCACAACTCCCGAAGTGATCGTAAGTATAGAACCGCCCGTTCCCTACCGTCTCCTCGAAGATAGGTCGTAAGGCTTCGTGATGAATGTCGTGTTCGAGATGTAGTTGTTTACCGATGTGCAGTCCCATGATGCCCAAGGCTGTCCGCCTGACACTCTCTTCCAATGCGATGTATCCTACGGTCTGTCCCTCCTGTAGTAAATGATATGCTATCTCCCTACAGAACAACGACTTACCGATCCCTGAACCCGCACAAAGCGTGACCAACTCACCGCGTCTAAGACCGTGTGTCTTCTCGTTTAGTTGCGAGTATGGATACGGGACTGTCTCGGAGTTGTTAACCTCGATGATCTTATCCCACAGCTCTTCCATGCCGACGATACCATCGGGTCGATAGTCACGAGCTTGCCATATTGCGTCTACTAACTCCTTTGACCGGTTAGCTACCAGCATATCATTCGGATCTTTCAACGGCAGTTCAGCTATCTTCGCTTTACCTGGCGATAATAACGCCGCACATTCGGTCGCTCCTGATCGTCCTGGATCGTCCATGTCAAACATGAAGATCACTTCGTCGAATCGTTCGAGCCAATCGAGTGCTTGTGCGACATGGTTCTTTCCTGACTGCGCTCCATGCGGGATGGAAACGACGGGCCACTTGTTCTCGAAAGCTTGGCTCACGGAAAGAGCGTCGATCTCACCTTCGGTTACAACGACTCGTCTACCACCATCTCGCCATAGGTGCTGACCATACAGACCTACTAACTCGCCTCTAACTTTGAAGTCTTTGTTAGCGTATCTGATTTTCTGACCTACTAACTTACCGTCTCGACTGCGGTAGTTTGCGATCTGTGCTTGTTCGCCATCAACGATCGCTATTTGATAGCCCCACTTCTTACAAGTCTTTTCAGTTATGTTCCGCCTTGTAAGATCGGTGTACTCTCCGTTGGTGATGAATGTTGTTGGTGGTTTATTAGGTTGTTCTTGTTGTGGTTCCATTCGTTTGTTGGGTTGTGTGGATACCTGACAGCTAAAGCAATAGGTCGAGTTGTCTACGTAGACGCATCGGGCATCGCTTGAACCACAGGACGGACACGGCGTGTGCATTTCTTTGTATTCAGCCATGACTTTGGTATAGTTTTATCACAATATTTTAATCCTTTCTTTTCGCACCACATAGCATAAGTAGTCTTACTACCCTTGCGTATTTTATTTGATGCGTTTTGAAAGCAAAGGCGGACATCGAGTTCGGGGTGCTGTTCCTTGATGAGCAGATGCTTCGTTCTATCCTCACTTGTCCACAACCCTTTAGTCTCAATGATGATTCCATTAGGTAGGACAAAGTCAGGCGTGTATGTTGCTTCCCTCATATAGGAGACCTTTAAACTTTCGTACTCGAACTCGATGCCCAACCGCCGTAAATAGTTGGCGGTCTTTGCTTCAAATCCTGAACGAAATTTAGAAGTCTGCTGCGAGTGGTTTCGCTTCTTCCTTCGTTTCCGCATTAGTTATTGGTTCTTCTTTGAACTCGTAGGTTTCACCGCCGTGTGTGTAAGCTTGTTCCTCGGCTTTAAAACCGGTGACGCTTTCTGATGCCCCTACTTCAACCAGGTCAATGATCTGTACTGAGATAGGTTCCAATGTCATACCGCATCCATGAGCGGCTACATTCCAAAACCTAACCTTCAGTCCAAGTCTTACTTTACTACCTGATCCAATCAGAGGTACATCGGTTTTAATCGGTTGTGCTTTACCGTCTACAAACATAGTAGCGGCGGCTGGCACGACGACAGGATCTCCGATGTTAACAGCCTTACCTTCCTCGACATCACGCTTATTAGCTTTCATATTGTAAGCCGCTTTACGCTTTGTCTTGATGTAGTGTTGACCGTCGTCATCAATCTTGAATGGTGTGGCTGCTTGTTTCTGAGCTTTACCTTTCTTTTGTGACTCGGTCTCGATGAACTCTTCATACGCTGGTTTGATCTCAAGCTTCAGTTGATCCCAATCTTTTTTATCGAGCATCAACTCGCAACGATACAATCCATGCTCCCCGTCAAACTCACCCGTAGATGGGCTTTTAAGGTAGCAGTAGCGTGTAGTTCCTATTGGTGTGATTATGTTCATATCTCGTTTTATCTCCTTTTTATGCGAAGTAATACTCTGAGTCGATAACGTCGTTTGGATCTAATGTTCCATACTCAGGTAACTCAGGTAGTTCCTTCTCTGTTTGTGTTGTGACTTCGTCTCTAAACTTAGAGAGTATGTCGGTTGAAAATATTTCTGCTGTGGCTTGTCGAATACAGGTAGCTAATGTATCGCAGTTGGTAGAGTGGGTAGCAAACGAGTCATGTACCATTGCAAGCGAGTCTATGCCCGACGCTTTGGCGTACAACGCAGTCTTCTGAGCGACGCTTGCATCGAGGCTATGAACGAAGTTAGGGCTGATACCATTTGATTGTCTAGCTTTGTCAACCTTACCTACGATGTCCTCACGACATTTTAAAGTTACAACCTTGTCGCCAAGTAAAGTACCAATCCTTTTGACCGTCCTGGCACGGTAGTTCTGTACGATCTTTAGCCCGTTTGGAGTCGTCCATTTGACCGGTAAGTTATCTTTGTTCATTACTTTTACCAAGTCACGAAACCAAGTCATTACCCTGTTCTGTTTCTTTAAAGCTTTGTTCATCGATGTCCATACCAGCTCAGTCAGGTAGTTTAAAGCTTCAGGTGTATCCCGTAAGAACGGGTCATGCTCATTCGCTTCTGTCTTTTTATGATACCAATCGCTCAGTAACTCTCTGCATGAATATCGCGTACCACCGTATGGTTTTACCATACAAGGAGCTTTCGTAGCTTTACGATCAATTCCAAACTTAAACCAGGTAGAAGCTAAATGATTACCCGCTTTGGCATCCGTTAATAAACGCTCGTTTACAGCGTCGCTTATATCTGTGTAAAGATCCGCTGGCTTGTCCGTTGGTAAAACATTTGTGGCCCTCGCTCCTTCCTCGTCCCTGCCTAATAAACTGAGTATCTGTATCCCGTTATTAGACGCGTCCATAGCACACGGTAAACGCGTGGTAAATCCTTTGCCTACCTTCAGGTACTCCGCCCACTCCCGACAGAAAGCTAGGAACTGCCACGGCTCTTCAGCGACCGTCCACCAATCGTTCGTTCTTGGATCGTTATGTACCTCGATGATTTCTTTTCTTCTCGACTCTACCCACTCGACTCTTTCATCGAATGTAAGCTTGCTTTTACCGAAGCAGTTAGCCCCGTGTATAGCGAGCCAGCGAGCGTCGGCATCTGTTGTAATCATCTTCGGTGTAGCAAAACGCAACAATGACTTAGATAAATCCGTACCTTGTGGCGATAGAAAGAATGGTATCGGATACATACGACCACGAAAGTCTAGCTGATGCGGGAAGTAAAACTTGTTTTTAGACTCGAACTTCTCCGCCGTCCAAAGCGTCTTCATGATCGCTAGTCTCCTGGATCTCATCGAGATGTTTAAGTTGTGTATAACTCCGCACTTACGACTGTACTCCTTACGTGCTACATCATCCGTCTCATAGATAGCATTCCAAATAGGTAACTCGTAGTCACTACGGCGTACCATCTCGCCGATCTCCTTGTCGTTTTGCCACGCCCATTTAGCGACGCCTAAAACGTCGTCATTAACTTCCCAAGCTGTTTTTTGGACATGGTTCACGCCATTAACGACGTCTTTCATCTCTCCAAACTTCAGCGAGTGTAGGTAGTTATAATCGTAGGTCTTAACAAAAGGTAACGGCGGAACTCCCTCAACGTCTTTATATCCGCCAACCCAAACGGACGACCATTCTTCGGGGAGTTCCACCGTTGGTAACCACAAAGGTTTTAAAATCTCTTGGTCTTTATTGTACTCTTGCATCCACTCGAACAACTCGTCGGTAGCTACAACATACATTACAGACTTCTCACGCTCACCCAACATTCTGAATGCGATGAGATATGTGCTGGTTCTGATCAGTTCCAACAGCCAAGCACCCATCGAGGTACGCTCCTTGAGCGACCATCTCTTCCAAGTTCTGATACTTCCTTTGGATGCTTGTAGCTTTTCATGGCGTAAGAACGACTCTCTTTGACGACGATGTTCACGGTCACCATGCTTTTCCATGACCGTCTTTTTAATGTAGTTAAACACTTCAGGATGCTCGTCCTTTAACTGCTTGTATCTACACTCGTCTTCCAATGCCATTGCGATAGCGTTTGCTGTCGATCCAAGCGGTCGTTTCTCACCGATTCCATCCAATGTAATCTTCAACGCCAAGTAGCAGACCTCGTCAATGTCCATGTCCCACATCAACGGCATCCAAAACGGGATGGAGTGGCGATTCTTACGATGATATTCAATGCGTAGTTCAGCTTCTTCCACCAGCTTTGGTAGGTAGTTTCTTAACAGCCTCTGACCGTATGGTGTGCGAGCTTCTTTCCTGTGCTGACGGGCTGACTGAACGATACGGCGGTAACGGGACACACCCAACTCCACCATATCCTTATTTAATTCGCTTTGACTCATTCGTTAACTCGATAAAATCCGATTATATAGGGTTTGTCAATGCCTTTCCAAAACATCTCGTGCATCTGCTAGATTCTTCGGAGCGATCTTGGCGTACCTCATCGTCGTTTGTATCGAGCTGTGACCAAGCCACTCCTGTACTACACGAATATCTACTCCTCGTTGTACCAACCTGGATGCACAAGTGTGTCTTAAACAATGCGGAATAAACTCCTTATCGTTAAGCATTCCAAGCTCGGTCTTCATCTTTTTCCAAGCGTGGTTCAATACATCTTGTGTAAACTCAAACAATAAACCGTCGTTCGATGTTTTATAACGAGCTAATGCTTCGTAAGCACGGCTGGTAAGCGGAATGGATCTCGACTTACCGTTCTTAGTTTCCCACAGGTGGATCATGCGTTCGTCTAGGTCTACATCTCTACCTCGTAGCTTGAACAACTCACCCGTCCTCATACCGGTATCAATTAGTACCTTACAGAAGTCAGCTATGTATGGCTTACCCATCGCATGAAACTTTTCCAACATACGATACTCTTCTTCCTCGTTTAACCAACGCATACGACCTTGTGGCTCCCGCTTTCTTTCGATAGCTGGTAACCGCTCGATATAACCGCGTCTATAAGCGTGTCTTAGCATCTTTGACAACGCCGCTAGACGACGGTTAATCGTGCCGTTTGATTTTCGATCGCTTTCGAGGTCAAGTACCAGGTCGTCAATCATTCTCTCGTTAACCTTGTTCACTTGTACGCCGTTCCCCATACGGTCGCATACATCCTCGGCATTTTGTAGGAGTCCCATACCACTTTTACACCCGCGCCAATGCCGTTTGTAAACCTCGTCAGCTAGATCGATTATTTTCATTCGTTGTTATAATTTTTGGATTGTTGTTTTTGTCTTAGATTCCTGTAGTACAGGTCATCCTTCCGCCGTACTCTAGGAATATCTGTGCGTATGACAAGTATATTTCCATCTTCATCTCGTAAGTTCTTACCGTTCTTATCTTTAGGGAACTCTTTTACTTGGTTCTTCAGCCAAAAAGCATCGAATCCTTTAAGAACTTCCTCACGAGTGGGCCATTCAGCGGTCATGTGTAGCCAATCGCCTTGTCTCATGTCAGCTACATCGCCTACAAACAAGTCAGCTTCAGACATACCCATCTCTTCGAGACTAGGAATCTTACTCATATCAGTACCTTCCGATCTACGCTCTTAACGCCAGCTTCAGACACGTGATCATCGGATTCAGGAGCAAAGTTCTTACGATCTATTTCCCAAATTACCCCATCTAATTCGTGAATAAGATCCGCTTCATTCTCGAACCGAAGGTCGTCTATAACGACGGGATGATACTCGTCAAAGAACGCCTTGGTCAGCTTCTTACGCATACAGTTCACCCATATATCGTTGTTGACCGTCATCCGTCCCCATTCAGTCCCCAAGGTCTGTAAACAGAACCGACCGGTAACGCCTAGATGCGGAATCACTTCGCCCTTTTTATTACCGTAGATGTAAGCGTCGTCTACAATCGTCCGAAGCATTTCTTTTAACGGAGATGCAAACGACAACACAACGCCGTTCTCACCCGCTATGAACTTCGCATAGGTCGATTTACCAACGCCTTTAGGGCCTGTCAAAGCGATCAATCGTGGCTTACTTCTCATCATGACCCCGTGCCGTCGTAGTAAGGTGACTGCATATAAGAAGGCTGGTTCTCTTCGCTATGGCGTTCTTGTTCGCGTTCCCAAGCGTCGCTACCGTCGTCTTCCACCGGCTCTTCCTCTTCGTCGTAATGATCGTCGTATGGACTGCTCAACCAATTATCGTATGGATCAATCATGGTGGTAGCTCTCCTTTACTTCGTACCAATCGTACAAGTCAGTCTTTTGGTTGGTTGAACCCGTTATAGCGTAGCCATGAGTCTTAATCTTACCACGCTTTTTTAGGCGATACAGAGTCTGCTTATGCAGTCCTAGACGATTCGCACATTGCTCCGTTGTAAGCAGTTTACGACGACGCTTTAAGGCGATGGTTAACTTATATAATATGAGGTTTAGTTCTATTTTCATTTTTGTTTATTATTGTTATGGTTATGGTTAGATTTGCTGGTGTAAACGATTCGATAATGTCTGCCAAGCTAATTCTGCTGTTTGTGGCACTACACCGTTCCCCAGGAGCCTAAGTCGGTTGTTCCTATGGGCAGACCCATAAGGCTTTCCACCCAATCGGGTGACAACTGTTCTCGGCGGCTCCCATTCGTATTGCTGTTCTCCTGGTCGAGAAGGCCAGCGTGTCTCTTCGCTTCTTCCGCTAGTACCTTGCCGCCCGTCCCTGGCTTGCGACTCCCTGGGTTCCCCGCTCGTGGACTCGGCCACATATTGAGATCCCTGCCTAAGCATTTCTGATTGCTCTTCAAGCTCGTCCTTGCTCCTTCGACATAATCGCTCGCCTGTGGCGTGGCCCAAGATAAAGACGCGTTTTCTTCGGTGAGGAGCGCCGCATTCTTCCGCGCTGAATATTCCTGCCTCCACCGTGAAACCATCTTCTTCCAAATCGCTGATGACTGTGGACAATCCAAGCGTTGCGTGACCCTCGACATTTTCTGCGAAAATCCATCTAACTCCAATTGTCCTGGCGTGTTCTCTGATGTAGGGCCATAAGTGTCTTGGGTCTTTTTCTCCCTTTCGCTTTCCGGCGGAACTGAACGGTTGGCAAGGATACCCACAAGTGATGCCGTCCACCTTTCCTCGAAAGCTTTCTGCTGGGAATGTGACAACATCTGACCATATAGGCGCGCTATCCATCCGTCCTTCTTCAATCGCCTTGACCAATACTGCTTGGACATAAGCTTCCCGTTCACAGTAACAGACTGTCCTAACATCGACGCCAGCTCGTTTGATTCCTCGCTCAAGACCGCCATATCCTGAACAAAAGCTGATAATGTTCTCGGTATGACCCACATCAGTCATCGTCCTCATCATCAATGCTACTTACTTGGTAACCGACTATACCCAACAGTCCTTTGAACGCGTCCATAACGTCGTCCAAGACCGCCTCATCGTCCGTTTCCCAACTCGTTTTAATATCGTAGTGTTCAATCGTAATCTTCATCGGTCGCCTTTCTCGTACCACAGGAACGCAAAGCCAATTAATAAGATCATGACTATCGCAAAAAACGTCGTCGTACTCATCGTGTTTCGTCGTTAAGGATTGCTACTCGTTTATCACGCT